GTGGAGGTGCCGTGCAGGTAGGCCTCCATCACCACCGCGAACAAGCACTGATCGACCCGGCGACGCCGCTCCAACAACGCCGGGAAAAATGACCCGGTGCGCAGCTTGGGAATCCGCAGTTCCAGGTCCCCTGCGACCGTGGACAGCGTGCGCGGACGCGAGCCGTTGCGCTGATTGGAGCGGGTCTCGGTGCGCTCATGGGGAGAAGCACCGATGAACGCGGTCAACTCCGCGTCGATCAAGGCTTGGTAGATCGTTTCGGCGGCTTGAGTGATCCGCTCACCGGCATCGGCGGTGCGCAGTGCGTCGAGCACCTCCAGCAAGGCAGACTGGTCCAGGGCCATCGCGATGTTCCTCTCGGTAGTGATTCTTGGTCGTTTCACCACAGAGACTCACGCGATGGCCCTCTTACGTCAGGGACCGACACGCCGCCATCACTTACACCACTCCCCGGGACGCTCCCTTCCCGCATTCCCCGGCCCGGTTAACCGCAGCGACTACCGACCTGTACAGTGCCGCGATCAACGGCCGAATGACCCACTCCGGCAACACGACACTGGCCGCCCACATCGCTGCCGCGGTCCTCGTCGAGGCCCCCAGGGGCATGCGGCTGTCCCAGCAACCCCGGTCGCGCACCGCCCCCAAGATCGACCTGGCCGCCTGCCTAGTCATGGCCCACTCACGCGCCACCTGGCGCGCAACCCACAAGAAACGAAAGAAAACAAGGAGTTTCGCAGCATGACCGATAACCAGTTACTTACGCACCTGATGCAGAAGCTTGACGAACCCGCCGCCCGCTACCACGAACTGAACCTCTACTACCAGGGAGAGCAGCCGTTGGCGTTTCTGTCTCCCGAAGCGAAAATCGCTCTGGGGCAACGCTTCGGGCGTATGGCCTCCAACATTCCCCGTCTCGCGGTGACCGCGCTGGCAGAACGACTCCGGGTAACGGGGTTCACCGGAGACGCCAACGACTTGTGGCCGGACTGGATCCGCAACGACCTCGACCAGCTGTCCGGTGTCGCGCACCGGGAGGCGCTGCTGCTGGGCGACTCGTATGTGATTGTGTGGGCCGACAAACTCGGCCGACCCAAGGTCACTATCGAGTCTGCGAAACAGGTTGTTGCCCAGCACGACCCGGGAACCCGGCAGATCATTGCGGCCGCCAAGCGGTGGGAGACCAAGACCACCACCGAAGTGATGTTGTACGAGCCTGACCAGATCAGCCACTACCGCGCGAACACGACCGGCGCCACCACAGTCGGATACAACCTCGTGGACACCCTGGCCAACCCGCTGGGCGTGGTTCCCGTCGTTGGCCTACGCAACGGAGACCTGATCCTTGGACGGCACGGCTCGAGCGAGATCGACGACCTCAAGCCGTTGGTCGACGCGCTCAACAAGTTGCTGATCGACATGATGACCACCTCCGAGTACACCGGCCGGCCACGCAGGTGGGCGACCGGCATCGAGCTGACCGAGGAGCCAGTCCTCGACGAGAACGGCAATGTCATCCTCGATGACGAGGGTCAGCCGGTCACCACCGAGGTGAATCCCATCCCGGAGGGCAACCGGGCCATGCTCGCAGAAGGACCGGAGGCGAAGTTCGGGCAGCTCGACGCAGCCACTCTCACCGGCTACGAGAACGCCGTCAACATCCTGCTGGGCCAGATCATGGCCGTGTCCACGCTGCCCGCCCACTACGTCGGAGTCTTCACCGACAACCCTGCATCCGCTGACGCGCTGCGCGCCGCCGAAGCATCTCTGACCGCCCGCGCTGAAGCACGGCAAGCAACATTCGGGCGCGCCTGGGAACAGGTCGCCAAGCTGATGCTGGCGGTCCGGGACGGCCGCGACCCGCTACAGATCGAGGCCCGTGTCCAATGGGCTGACGCCGCAACCAGATCCGTGGCCAGGAGGCGGATGCAGTCGTCAAGCTGTATCAGGCCAACCTGCTGCCCGCCTCGTATGCACTGGCGAAGCTCGGTTACTCCGACGACGAGATTGCTCAGATCCGCATTGCGCGGCGCGCTGAGGCCCTTGACACCGCGGGAGTGAACCTGATCGCAGGTGTCCCGAAGGGGACGGTTGAACCGAGGCCGGCGGCATGACGAGCATCGAGCAGCACCAGTCCCGGACCGAGGCGTTGGCCGCCGCCGCGGCAGCCCAAGCGGTCACGGTTTACACCGCGTTCCAGGCAGGCCGGCTGACCCGGGATCAGGCCGAGGTGTTGATCGCGGCGGTGGTCAACGCCGCCAACGCCGCCGCGGTGTCACTCGCTGATGTTGGCCTGCAAGTGCAGATCGAGGCCGCCACGGGCCTACCGGCACCCGCGACCGGGGTCATCCCAACCGATGACGCGCACCGGCTCGAAAAATCGGTACACACCATCTTCGACGAGGATCAACCCGACGCGCAGACAGCTGAAGTGAGTGACGACAAGTCACCCACTCAAATGCGGATTGAACGCCTCGCCAGGTCCGAAGGGACTGCCCCGAGTTCAGTTGGCTCGGAGGTGTGATTTTCAGGCCGCGGTTGCGACCGGTGTGTGGAGCAGTTCGAACTCTATCGGGGTTAGCCTGCCCAGTGCGCGTTGCCGGCGGCGTCGGTGGTAGGTCCGCTCAATCCACGACACGATCGCCAGGCGCAGTTCGGCTCGGGTGGTCCAGCGTCGCCGGTCGAGTACGTTGCGTTGCAGAAGGGCGAAGAACGACTCCATGGCAGCGTTGTCCCCGCACGCACCGACGCGACCCATCGAACCGTGTAATCCGTTGTGCAACAGTGCATGGACGAACTTTCGCGAGCGAAATTGACTACCCCTGTCGGAATGAACGATCGTCGCGGCAGGTGAACGCAGCGCCACAGCGTGATCCAGGGCGGCCACTGCCAGCGAGGACTTCATCCGCGAATCCATCGAGTAACCCACGATCCGGTTGGAGTAGACGTCTTTGATGGCGCAGAGGTAGAGCTTGCCTTCATCGGTGCGGTGTTCGGTGATGTCGGCCAGCCAGACCTGGTTGGCGGTCTGGGCGCTGAACTGACGCTGCACGAGATCGTCGTGGATCGGTGGCCCCGATCGACGGTTCAGTCCTCGCTTCTTGGCGAAGATCGACCAGATGCGCTCTTGGGAACACAACCGTGCGACACGGTTTTCGCTGGCGGAGATCCCGCGCGCGGGAAGTTCGTCGGCGATGAATCGGTAACCGAATGCGGGGTCATCGACGTGGATGTCGCGGGCGGCGTTGATGAGGTGCGCATCATCCCAATCCCGCTGTGATACAGGCGCTTTACGCCACTTATAGAACGCCTGGGTGGAGAACCCAAGAACCCGGCAGGTCACCGCGACGGGCACGCCGTCATCGGCCAGGTCGAGGACCAGCGGGTACATCATTTTGGGTTGGCATCCCGGGACAGGTAGCCGACCGCGCGACGCATCACTTCAGCTTCCTGCTCGAGGAGCTTGATCCGTTTATGCGCGTCGCGCAGCTGCGCCGACACGTCATCAGAAGCCGCCGCAGACGCCGGCCGGTAAGCGCCGTCCTCGCGGTCGGCGATCTTGAGCCAGCGATGCAGGCAGGCCTCCGAGATCCCGAAGTCCTTCGCGATCTGGCGCAACGGCGCCTCACCCTTGCGGGCTACGGCAATGACATCGGCTCGGAACTCGGCGGGAAACGGTTTCGGCACGAGACTGATCCTTCCAGCGAGGACGAATCCTCACAGGTCAGGAGTCAACCGAACCGGGGGCAGTCCCGAACCCTTGGAAGCCGCACAGAACGCCACCATCGACGCGATACAGCAACAGCCCCTCGTCGAAGGCTGGACGCGGGCGATGGATGCCGACCCCTGCCAATTGTGCCGGTGGTGGTGGCGGGAGGGCCGAATCTGGCCCAAGGAACACCCATTTCAATCCCACAAGGGATGCAATTGCGCACCGAAAGTTGTTCTCGCCGAGAACATCGAATCCACAATGTACACAAGGAGATTAGAACGTGAGCGAGCAGCAAGAATCACCGATTGACCAGACCGTCGAGGAACCCACCCCCGAGGACTACGAGGCCGTTGTGAAAGCCATGCAGGCCGACGGACACGACATCGACGACCCCGAAAGTGGTCACGACGGTGCGCAATCAGACGACGATCCGGACACATTCCCACGCGCCTACGTCGAGGACTTGCGGCAGGAGAACGGCAAGTACCGGCAACGCGCTCAACAGGGCGAGCAGTACGCACAGCGGCTCCACACTGAACTGGTTCGGGCAACCGGCCGCCTGGCCGACCCCACCGACTTGCCTTTCGATGCCGAGCACCTCGACGACGCCAGCAAGCTCACCGCCGCGATCGATGACCTCCTGGCACGCAAACCACACCTGACCAACCGCCGACCAATCGGCGAAATCGGGCAAGGAGCAATACCGTCCGGCGGTACCGTCGACCTCGCCGCGATCCTGCGGCAACAAGCCCAATAAAGGAGGTTCTTCCAGATGGCTCGGTTCAGTTGGGGCGGTGTCGATGACGGCGGACCAGTCAGAGGCAACCTGGCAGCGATCACGGTGGTCGAGGCGGATCGCTACGTGATCGACGGCGGTTTTGTCACCTTTGTCCTCAACGAGGAGAACATCGTCAGCGTGCCAGAGCGAAAGGTGGCCGTCGTGAGCAAGCTGAACGATGACAACAGCTCGATGTTCCACTTGGAGGAGCCCAAGAAGTAGGTTCCACTCGCCAAGCGGATTATCATGATGGGGTCAGCCCTGGTGGCTGGCCCCATCGTTGTCCTGGTGACACGGGTTCCACCGAATCCAATTCCTCTGTCACGTAAGGACTTCTCATGTTTGAATCAACCGCCGCCAACCCCACTCTGTTGGCCGATCAGGTTTCCTCGCTGCTGGTGCAGCCCCTCGAAGCGGCAAGCGTCGTTCTGTCGTCCGGGCCGCGGATCTTCGACACCGCCGGCGTGCTGCGCATCCCCAAGCTGACCGGCTCCTCGAGCGTCGGTTTCGTCGGAGAAAACGAACTGATCCCCTCGGACCACGACACCACGTTCGACGAGGTGGTGCTGATGCCCACCGAACGCAAGAGCATCAAGGTCATCGAACGCTACAGCCGAGAGTTGGCGCGCCAGGCCGTGATCGGCATTGACGCCACCCTGAAGAATCGTCTGGTGAAGGTGGTCTCCGACAAGCTCGACACCGCACTGCTCACCGGCAAGGGGCAGGCCACCAACGAGGTCCAGACCGTCACCGTGGCTGTTGGCGGCAACCCGTTCACGCTGTCCTACCGCGGGCAGGAAACCGGCAGCCTGGCCAACGGTGCCGCCGCCTCCACGGTGCAGACCGCATTGCAAGGGTTGTCGACCATCGGTTCCGGGAATGCCACCGTGGCCGGCAGCGCGGGCGGCCCCTACACCGTGACGTTCGGCGGCACTCTCGCCGCGACCAGCGTCGACCAACTCGGCGCCGCCGGTGCCACCGTGGTGACCACCAGCGAGGGCGAATCAGCCAACGGCATCACCGGCCTCATCAACCAGCCCGGTGTACAGACCGGGGAACTCGACGTCACCGACGCCGACTCCCTCCTCGATGCGATCGCGCTGGCATCAGCCGCCGAAGTCACCCCAACCCGATGGTTCCTGTCCGGCGCCGACTTCATCGCGCTGAGAAAGCTGAAGGACGGCAACGAGCGGTACCTCATCGAGTCCGATGTCACCCTGGACACCACTTACAGGCTGTTCGGAATCCCGGTGACCGTCACCAACAAGCTGGCCACAGGCAAGGGCATCTTGGCGGACACCAGCCAGATCGCCATCGCCCGCGACCTCGCGCCGTCCGTGACGATCCTGTCCGAGCGGTACGCGGACTACGACCAGATCGGCATCCGGGTGGTGACCCGCTACGACTTGGGTCTGCTGCATCCCGAAGCTGTCATCGTCCTCACGGCGGCCTGATGCCCAGCTCCGCAGATGTCGACGCTCTGCTCGCAGGTGGGACCGACGCCATCGTCCCAATCATCACGATGATGGCAAGGGCGTACACCCGTGGGCAGGGCTTCGACGGCGACCAACCCAACGCGGAGATCGGCGCGGTCATCACCACCGCATCGGCACGCCTGGCCGCCAACCCCAAACAGTTGGGCAACACCGAAACCGCCGGCCCGTTCAGCGAGGCCGTGGTCGGCGGATTCAACGGCTGGACCCTCGCAGAGCAGTTCGTCCTCAACCGCTACCGCAAGCGGGCCATGTAAAAGTCTCGGCGGCCGGGCAGGGCGTCAAACCGGGTGTTATCTCCTTTCTGACGGTAAGAGCCGCCACGATGGGCTGGGTAGGCCCTAGCGGTATCTGCGCCCACCCGGCCGCCGGCTGCCCACGTGGTGCCCACAATCTGCCCACAGTTACACATAACTGAATTGAACTGCATTGATGTATTTCAGCAGTTCATGGCGCTGCTGGCAGGTCTGAGACGTAGCTGAATAGGGTTCAAATCCCTCCGCCACCGCCAAACTTTTCCGCCGAGCTGCGCGTTGCGGTTCGATGCGAGCCGATGGCCGTAGCCGTCCCCGGTTGGCGCTCCATCATTCCGAACCACTAACTTTCCTGGGGTGACATTCTCAGCTGCCGGCGCGGTCGCGCGGTGGATCGTCCCTCTGTTCACGGTTGCGGCCCTGGTCGGCATGGGCCCGGTAGCCGAACCGGCGCCGGCAGTGCGCCTGGCCGCCGACGGCAATCCGTTGGCCGGGGCGCCGTTCTATGTCAATCCCAACTCGGCCGCCATGCGCGCCGCGCAGAGCGCCGACCCGCCGAGCCCCGAATTGACCGCCATCGCCAACACGCCGCAGGCGTACTGGATCGTGCCGGGCGGTTCGGCGGGAACGGTCGGCAAGTACACCGGCGACGCGAACGCCGCGGGCGCCATCCCGATTCTGGCGATTTATGGCATCCCGCACCGCGATTGCGGCAGCTTCGCGGCGGGCGGCATGGCGACGGCCGACGACTATCGCGGCTGGATCGACGGCATCGCGGCCGGTGTGGGTACCTCCCGGGCGGCCATCGTCGTCGAACCCGACGCGCTGGCCATGGCCGACTGCCTGTCGGCCGATCAGCGCCAGGAACGCTACGACCTGGTCCGCTACGCCGTCGACACGCTGACCCGCAACCCCAACGCGGCCGTCTACGTCGACGCCGGGCACCTGCGCTGGCACAGCCCCGAGGACATGGCCGCCCGGCTCAACCAGGCCGGCGTGGCACACGCGCGAGGATTCAGTGTCAACACCGCGAACTTTTACACCACCGAGGACGAAATCGGTTACGGCGAAGCGATTTCGGGACTCACCAATGGCTCGCACTACGTGATCGACACCTCCCGCAACGGGGCCGGACCGGCACCCGACTCCGACCTCAACTGGTGCAACCCCAGCGGTCGCGCCCTGGGCACCCCGCCCACCGCGGCCACCGCCGGTGCGCACGCCGACGCCTACTTGTGGATCAAGCGTCCCGGCGAGTCCGACGGATCCTGCGGCAAGGGCGATCCGCCGGCGGGCAACTTCGTGAATCAGTACGCCATCGATCTGGTGCACAACGTCGGCCACTAGGACCGCTCGGCTGATCTCGACCCCTGATGGTCGCGAACGGGTAACATTTCGTTATCTAAAACAGATAAACGAGCATGCGGGCACGAGGCGCCATGACACGGAAAGCCGAGATCGTCGCTGTCTTCGCGATCTGTACTGCCTTCATGACCGCTTCCGGCGCATTCGGCGGCTTCGCCGCCCGCGCG